ACAATAACTTTTTGATAATCATCACTTGACTATCTGTGAGCTTGCGGTTCCCTTTTGTGACACATTTTCCAATATGATTAGGATTTAATTTAACATGTTCAATCATTTCCTCCTTTGTCACATACCGCAGATTTTCATAATAATTACTTCTTTTTTCAAAATCCAGGTGAATCACAAAACGATGTAAATCAGAAGCCCTTTCTGTGAAATATTCAGCAACGAGTTTATGAACAAATAAATTAATTGTTTTGCCCTGATTCCTTGCATTAAGAGTATTATACCCATGAATAACAGAACCATTAATTATTCCTCTGGGCGACCTTAGCCGACCAAAATTAGAAACTTGGTAATTATCTAACCCATAATTACTAAGAGCATGCCATTTTTCACCGTACAAATTTGATTCATATTTCATCCAACAAACGGTTTAATTAGCTCATTAAAAGCACGAGATAACTCTTTTCCTAAGCGCCATATTGCAAAATTTAGAGAGCCCTCTAATTGTTTTTTATGGTTGCTGGTTAATTGCTCAAAAGGAACACATGCATACTTCAGATACATTTCATCCCAATGTTCTTTCAGTAGATATTCGTCTTTCATAGCCCAGTTGTGAAAGGTTTAATTAGCTCATCATACCTTTCCTTACTAATCTTCCCTTCCTGATAATCAATGAATACATTCGCAAGGGCGCGGTGAAAGTCTGTGTCGTTCTCTCCTTGGCATACAGTATTGATCGCATCCTGCCGGGCAAGATTGGCCACTTCTGGGTTGCGCTTGATTAGATTGCGGCCGGTGGTAAAGTCCTCTTGAGAAGGAACAACATTGAATTCCTTCCCTTCGACCGTGGCTTTGAAGTTGTCTCCACTGAAATCTTTTCTGTTCATGAGTTCCAATCTTTTCTTTTTGCGCGCTTGGCCTTCCAATAATCCGCCACATCTTGATATGTAAGCTTTTTATTCGGATCAAAAGGCCATTTTGTGAAAACATCTCCGTCTGAATCCGGTTGATAATACTTAATTGACCCACCTTCAATGCCTTTCCATCGAAGGTCAACTTTTTTTGTTTGTTTTGATTTTAAACCTACCACACCAAAGGTTGCAGCAGGAATTGCAATTAGCGCCTTTAAAAAATCTTTCCTGTTCATATTTTTTCCCATGTCCATTCAAGCCCATTACTTGTTTCACTCATGCTTGTCGCTCTGCCGATTGGCTCGCTGTCGTGGTCAAGAAATCGTTTGTTCGGAAGGTATGCATCGAAACAACCTTTCGCAAACACATCGCCGTCCGAGTCTGGCACACCGAATTCAACAGCAGAGCCGGTTACCGAATACTTATCGTTACCTAATGTAATCAACTCCATGGGTTTAATCTGCTCAATGCCAACAGCAGCAGCAGGAATTGCAATCAATGCTTTTAAAAAATCTTTTCTGTTCATATCGATTCAGTTAACTTTTTATCCACAAAATCAACAATTTCTTTCATCACCGCCAGCCGAATGAAATTTAAACGCGGGCAAAAGTTATAAGTTTTTCCATCTGTTAGTAAAACAATGTGTCCAACATTCTCATTACTATCAATGACATCATATCGAGAATGGTTTGGCGTTTCAATAATTGTTATGATTTCAATTTGATCGTTCATCGAATGTGATTTAGTACCCCTAAAGATAATCAATTCCCATCATTATTCCCACCAAAAGTATTATCATCCGGGTTGCCTGGGAAGGATTCAAGTCCCATGTCTTCGAGAAGTGTTAAGTTGGTTTGCACCATTAATTTATCTGCGTTTTGATCACGTTTGCTATCGTATTTAAACAGTGCTCTACGTTCATTAGCTGTAAGTGGTACGTACTGCATCCATTTGACAATCTCTGCATTATCTGCCTGCAATTCTGGGAAGTACTCGTAATCGTAATCAATAACCAACTTCGCCTTTGATTTTTCGGCGTAAGAAGGAACCAGCCAGTGATTTAATGCATCCTTCCGCTTTTCAAGTTCCGGTAAAACGGCATCAGTAAGGCCAATCTTTCTTTTTTCGGTCATGTTATTGTAGGTGCTATGTTCGCCCCATGCAAATAACTCAGGCGGCACATGATACAGGGCGCACAAATCTACTTTGGCGTCTTGAAGTGATTCAAGGATGCCTAATTCCGTAGGAGAAAACCCTATCCGGATCGATCCTAACTCTATCGTACTTGTAGATATCCCACCTGATTTTAATTTAGACGAGATTGCATCACGAATTCCCTGCATTTGCTCCAACGAATATTCATTTGGATCAACCGCGTCTTTCGGAAAGATAATATCCTGCCGGCCGTTGTTTTGATAAATACCTATCTCTGACGCGGCACCATCTTTATATTTTTGAATGATACCCTTCGCAGAAAATAACCGCGATAACCCGTACATCCATTGCGATGCAGTCTCATAACGCGGTGAAAAGTTCCTAACCTGACAGACATTGGCAGCGCTTATTTTTTTATCTGGATTGCTTGAAAGTGACCATTCTTTAATCGGATTATTGATATCGCCTGTGTGGATCGTCATGTGATGGGCAGGCGGCAAATACATTTCAGTGATTTTACCTTTCTCTGGATCAGCAATCCCATCACGAACACCCATGTAATAACCCGATCCAACAATATCAACATAAGTTTGAAGACCATACTCAAACTCGTACCTGCTCATATGAGGATTAGGCCGGTCCAGAACCTTTTGCATATCGTGGCCTTCAATCTCTTCAAGGGCTTTAATCTTCATGTCCTGAGAGCGGCGAAAGCTATCAACAGAAGCATCCGCCAGGAACGCACGGTATTTCCTATACGTCTTTTCGTCTTTTATCTCATAAACCAAAGGCGGAGCACTGGCAACCTTAGAAGATTTCCAGTCTTGGATCGTAAAAATGATGTGATTACCAAGAAAACCTTCTTTGATATTCCCTTCTGCGTTATTATCAAACCAAACAACCTGGCCATTAGCAAGGAATCGGGCTATCATTTCCATTGGCGCCGAATAGACTGGCACAATTGGCGTGGCTTTAACTGGTGGCTTTATAAACCAATCTAATACTCTCATCCCCTCTATCGTTGTTTATCCTGCCTGCCAGGTCTTTGTAACTATCAAATTAAAAATCTCCCGCATTGCGAACATGTCCATTAAATCGGGCGATTCGTTTGCAAGCTTGATTTTCATTTCTTCTTTTGAAATAATCTTTAACTTGCCGTCAGTGTCCGGCTTATCTCGTTTAATGGCCTTTCTTTCGTACATAAACCGCTGCCGAACGGTCATTTTGTTGTCGTACATTTTATTGTAAACGCGTTCAGAAATGGCATAGTCACCTCTTGAAACCGCGTCACCTGACCTGTAAAAACACTGCGCTTTTAAATTAAAGTAATTCTCTTTTATCTTCTTGCTACTAACCGGATCAATCACCTCTTTTGCAGGAGCGCCACCATGAAATGGTATTGCCCCTTTGATAAACCCGTCAACATAAGCACCAACACCATCAGCATCATAACATATTTTATTGTTAGGCACCTTATACAGAGAAGCCATTTTTACGATTGCGTCAATCGCTTCTTTTCCGTCATTCTTTGGAATAATATCAATGTCTTCAAGTGAATGCCCTTCCCAATATCCGACGATCATCTTATTACTTCCTTTCATCGCGATATCGGCTGTGATAAACTTACCGACCTTATTTACTTCGTATTTATTCTCAAAAAGCCCTACAAAGTCATAATAACTGTAAATGTCTTTATCGGAAAGAATCACTTTCCAGTTACCATCCATCAACTGATTCCTTGTTTCTTCATCTTGAGAAAGAAGATTTCCAAGGTAAGCAGGGTTAACATCAAGTAAGGCTTTATTCTGGTAAATGCTGCCTGAAACGAATGTAATTGATTTAACAAATTCTTTAGGATCCACATTTGATTTTTCAACCAAGGGTTCCAAGAAACCCCATGACTTTTCAATCACTTCTTCCTTTGAATTACCCCAAATATAATCTTCTCCATAAAGAATAAAGTATCTTAAAACACCATCCCTTTCCGGTATTGGATATCCCGTTTCCTGATCAATCCACCATTCGATTATCTTTGCTACCCAACTTTCCGGGTCAGGATTGCAAGTCGCTCTGACGTATGGCTTAACACCACATACAGACCGGTTTCTTGACAACATGTAAAAGAACGTGCTCTTCGAAAAGTGTGTTAATTCGTCAAATCCAATAAACGGTATCTGCGAACCCTGCCAGTTGAATTTATCCTTTTCGTATTCAAGATGGCTAAACTTTAATTTGGCTCCTGACTCAAAAAGCCATTCTAATGTTGTCTCCCTTGGAACTGCTTTTGTATGGCTGTAAATATCCATACTTGTATCCCAAAGCCCGCCTTGATTCCTTATTTGTGGAGTTGTCCTCCTAAATATAACACCTCCAAACCCTTCGTTTTTTATATCTCTTAATGGGTCAAGTAAGAGAGAATATGTTTTGCCAGCTATGAGCCAGCCGCACCACCACCGATAACTATATCAGCAGAGGATGATAGAGCCGTCATTTGATACCCGATTTGAGGTTTTATAACAATGACATTTTTCCCTATCTGCGGCCGGCTTGTGTTTACACGTGAACCCATGATCTTCTATTTACTATATCTTTAATTGTAGTATGATCTACTCCAAATTCAGCAGCTAGCATTTTTCTTGTATAGACAGTTGGAATGTATTTTGCCCTAATTTCCAGTACCTGATCTTCGGTTAATTTTGAGACGCCATTTAGTGAGCCTGATTTAGGTATCTTGTTTACACTTCGCTCCCTTAATTTATCATCGGCTACCATTTGGAATCTACCTAATGAAATGGCGTGATAAGCATTTTCTTTGGCAGTACACCACTCCAGATTTTCAACCCTATTATCCGTCTTGTCGCAATTAATATGATTAACCACAGGTAAATTACTTTCGTTTGGTAAAAACGCCTGAGCTACCAATCGGTGCATTTTACACGTAATCAACTTTCCTTTATGACTCACCGCACACCTCATATATCCCCCCGGGTCTTTTGCGGGCTTCAATATTTTAGATTTTCGAGGATAACTCCATCCATTTGATCGAACTATTGTTTTTTCGGTACTTCTCACTCTACCTAAATTTGACACTTCGTAATTCCCTTCGAATTGATCAATTACCTTCCAGACTTCCATATTTATGTTGTTGATTATCAATCC